TAGACCAGGATCAATAGTAAAGTCAGTAGAAGAAGGATCTCCCCATCCAGCGTACCCTGTTACATTAGTAATTGTAGTTCCAGCAGTATGAGTTGCAGCGGTAGTCCCGTCAACCCCTCTAGCACCACCGGTTAAAGTATTTGTAGTTGTGTCATTATTTGTGTAGGTAATAAACTCACTATCAATTTGTATGGTCCCTGAAGCCGGAAACGCTGAGCTACTATTTAAAACTATAGTTGTTCCTATAGTATCTGTTAAAGCTGTTTGCAAGGTAGTAGTTGCAGGCCCTAATGTAATACCACCAAATAATCCTGTTCCAAAACCATATCCCCCAAGTTGTTGAGAAGGTCCAACCGTATAATAACAAAGTATAGAGGCAGATCCTGCAGTGCTTAAAGGAGTTAAGGCTTCATTAGTAGCCATTGTAATTGTAAATGTTGTAGTAGAAGGTACGGATGTTACCATGAATTTATTATCTTCAAAAGTGGCATCACTAAAAGTAGATCCACTTAATCCAGAGACACTATCAAACATTACAATATCATTCTCTATTAAACCATGGGCACCACTAGTTGTAATAGTTACTGTTGGTGAACTTGATGTACTAGTAAAATTAGCACCTGTTAAGGTTGCTCTAATTGGATGGATATCATAATATACCCCTCCTGAATAAACATATAAAATTCTGTTAGTTCCTATTGCAGCATATTTAATACCTGCATTATCATCCCAATGATGGATAGCTCTTCCGGCTCCGGTTAATTTATCATCACCTAATTGTTGCCAACCGCCTATTTTTTCTGGGGAACCATATCTAAAACGTACATTGTCACCATCAAACCACTGCCCTTCAGCACCGGTTTCGGTTACTTGTTTATTAAATCCTGGAGCAAAGCCTAATTTTTGTAGCATATAAAAACCTGTTTATTAGGTAGTATATCAGATTGCTGGTAAATTCAACAGATTTTAAAGTAAGGGGATTTCGTGGTGGGTCCTCCCCCTACAAGCTTACAGTGTAAACTATTTTTTAGATTTTGTCAACTTAACACCTTTAAACCAAGCAGGTGCGCCTAAGATAGGTCTTTTATCTAAGTAATTTTCTTTGGATGTCTTAGAACTAGATTTGTTATAATGTAGAAATACTTGTCCACAGTTTTTACCTTTGAATTCTTCACGCCAATGTTCTAGATCACAACCAGAATAGATCAACATGTCCCCTGGTTCAAGGTCCACTTTAATACCAGCTTGACCTTTTCTACCTGTTGGATCTAAATATATAGGCCATGACTCACCACCTAGATTTAATGTCGTAGATATTTCACAAGAGTATCTATCTTTGTGACGAGCTAGGACATCACCTTCTTTATAAATCCTTGCATAAGAATATGTCTCACTTAATTTTAAACCAGTATGTTTTTCCATAACAGGTTTAACTTGCTGAAGTAATGTCTCCATTGCAATATCACTATAATGTGAATAGGTATTAGGGACTTGCTCATCATTCCATACACCAAAGTATTCTGTAAATGGTGATAGATACTTTTGATCAAATAAAAATCTTGCAACTTCTCTTTTGTTTAAAAAATATTGATAAACAAATTCTGCAAGTTCTGGTGAGATAGCATTTTTTAGTACTGTATATTTATTTTTCTTGAACGACATTTAATACTCCTTTTGGTATTGCTTGGCAGTTCCAATGTATAAATCTAAACGGATCATAACCCATATCAACAATGTATTGATGTGGCATGTATGATGGAAAGAATATCATTCGACCTGGTTTAACTTGATAATTTATTGCTGAACTAGCATAAGTTACTTTTGATTTATCTAACTCTGGTAACAGATTCATTACATTCCCTGCTCTTGGATCTTCAAATAAAGGTAGTGATGTTTTCTCACTAGCTTTTAAAAAATAAAAACCTGAGATATGACCATTCCAATGAGTGTGTAAAGTATGGTGTCCGCCACCTTTTTTAGCAAACTCTTGTACCCACATTTCTGTAGTAAACAATTGATGACCCGACATATCAAAACCCATTTCAATTAATAAGTTATGAGCTGTTGCACCAATGTAATTTTGTAATTCTAAAAAGTCAGGATCTCCAATTAAAGATGTAGAATGGAATACATGACCCATGTCTCCTTTATCACCAAACTTTTTATTACGTTTATCAATTGCTGGTTTTAAAGTTTTCTTAGACGCTTCAATATATTTATCGGATGCATCGTTTAATTTCTTTTCAAACTCTGGTGCATCTGCAAACCAAATAGGACATTTAAAATAATCTTCCCTAACTAATTGAGTAGGGTAAGTTATGGCTTTTGGTTTCTTTATTCTTTTTTTCTTCTTTTTCATATTTCTCCTTTATTGAAATGGGTATCCTAAATTCCAGATAACCAAACTGTTTCGTTCACCACTTTTAACTGGACATACTCTATGCCATACAAAAGAAGGAAATACAACCAATGATCCTTTAGGGAGTATCTCTGTACATTTTTTAACGTTTCTTTTTTTATCTGGATCTAAATTTCTAAAATCAAATTCTAATTCTCCACCCTTATAATCTTTTGGATCTGATAGAGTAACCGTCACTGATAATTTTCTAATTTTACCGTGCGATGGATCACCTTGTTGTCGTTGATAAGGTTGATCCCAGCTATCGCAATGCCAATCATAGTACTGGCCTTTTTTATATTTTGTAAATTGACAAGACTCAGAATAATCCCAATTAAAATTCCAACCCGCTGATGCATTTGCTTGATGTATGTAAGGTTGTATTTCTTTATATACCCATCTATCATTCATCCAAACAATATCTGAATCTCTTTTCTTTTTTAAATCTGTAACTTGTTTTTTATTTAATTTTTTAGAATCACCATAACCACCAGTGACTGCCATTTGTTCTTGAAGTTGTTTTCCGTATTTAGAAATATCATCACAGATACGTTCTGGAACTACTGATTTAAAATACCAATAATAGTTTGTTAGGTTCATATGTCTTTATAAATATGTTTTAACATTTGTTATGAGATTGTCAATAATTTAAACTAGATTATACCATCCTGTAGCAATATATTTCTCTTGTGTTTTAGAAACAATACCTCTGTGTGTATGTGTAAAATCTGCAGGCCAAATTAAAGACAGTCCTTTTTTAGGTTTAAAGCTAACATTTTGCCAATAAAATTCTGTTTCCCCTCCTTCTGTAACATCATTTAAATAGGTCATGTAAGCTAGAAATCTTTTTGAAGTATCTAAAGAACTTCTTTCACAATGCCAAACTTTATAACCCCCATTAGGAGGATAGTATTGAATATTATTTATCATTGCAGTGTTGACGTAAGAAGATATTTTATATTTATCTAAATACTCATTTAGACCTTTTGAAAGTTCATTAAAATAATTTTTAATTGTTTTATTTTGTGATTGATTATAAAAATAAACATCAACAGAATCTTTTATATTTTTATTAATTTCTTTTAAATTATTTTGATTTGTAGAAAATCCATTAACTTTATATTCTTTATTTTTTTTATGGTAGTTAATTAATTGATTACATATTTTTTTATCAATATTAAAAGTATGTATAAAATTTTCCATTATTTTTTTACATTAATATTGATAACAGCTCTTACTTGATTATCTACTGGACAACCTGCTGCGTGTTTAATATTACCATTAAAAATTAAAACTCTACCTTGTTTTGGAGTTACTTTTTTCCAAAATTTATTTTTTTTAAATAGAACTGTTTCTCCATCTGAATTATTTACATAATACAAAATTACAAAATGATCTTCATTCATATCAACATGGGGAGAACTGTGTTTATTTTTTTTTGTTTTAGTATTTGAAGTTTGTAAATTTGCTTTTGCTCTTATTATTTGTAATTCATTAAGTTTAAATTTTTGTAAAATAACTTTTATCATACTTGTAATAATTTCAGAATATTTAGATGAATTTTTATCTCCTTCTAAAAACATATGAACAAATTTTACATATTCTTCAACATTTTTTTG